GAGTTCCTCTTATGAAGCTCTTCGAGAAGGGAGACCAGACATACAAGAGTGCCGATGCAGCCAACACAGCCCTCTACAATGAAGGCCTCCGACCAATGCTTGAAGCCGTAGCTGGAGAATATCAGGCGAAGCTCATCCCTTGGACCTTAGCAAGCAGCTACAGATACTGGTACGATACCACCCCACTCTACACCTCAGACAAGATGACCGAGGCTGACTACCTTCTGAAGAGAATACAGTCAGGCACAATGACGGTCAACGAAGCGAGGGAAACGATGAACCTCTCACCGGTAGAAGGTGGTGATGCGGTCTTCCTGAGTACCAACCTTGCAGGAATCAATTCAGACAAACTGGTAGGTGAAAGTAAACCTTCAGTTACACAAGAATAAAATTTTTTAAGCTTAAAAGAAAATGAAAAAGAAAGAATTTTCAAATGGCAGTCTTTGCAACCTCCACCTCAGAGCAGCAGGTGAAGGAGAAGAGAAGTCTCGTGTAATTGAGGGAACTGCCATCGTGTTTGGCAAGCGTTCAATCAATATGATGCCCGGGCATCCTGATCGTGAGCTCTACGAGGTTATCGAGCCATCAGCCGTTACCGATGAACTGTTGCGCAATTCAGACATCGTGCTCACCTATGAGCATAATCAGGAAGCCATCCTCGGAGCATGGGTTCGAGGCAAAGGCACTCTCCAACTCAAGCGCACAAATGAAGGTCTTGATATGGCCTGCGAACTCGGACAGTCAACAACTGCTAACGATGCCCTTGACAGAATAGATCGAGGCGATGTTAGGTCTATGTCATTCGGAATGCGGGTGGATTTCAATGCAGAAGGCAATGTCACCTACGAGAAGCTCAACGAGCGTTCAGCTGATAACAAGGAAGTCTGGATTCGCCACATCAACAAGATTGATGGCCTGTTCGATGTCACCATCTGTCACCGTCCTGCCTATCCAGATACAGAGGTTGAGGTTCGTTCAGCCAACGACAGCATCGAGGAGATCGTGAAGAAGGAACTCGATAAGAAGCAGGAGGAAGAATTCGAGGCTGAGCAGATGCAGCTCCGTCATCAGCTCTTCATGATGCAGCAATTTCAATATTAAAATAACTATAAAATTTTTAGACTATGAACAAGAAATTCAAGCAGCTGACCGAGCGTAACATGCAGGTCCGTTCAGAGATGAATGCCATAGCTGATAAGGCTAAGGCTGAGAACAGAACTCTCACAGCTGAAGAGAGCAAGAAGTATGAGGAACTCCGTTCTGAGTGGAACTCCAACACAATGGAGATCCAGGACATCGTTTCTACTGAAAAGTATCGTAGCGCACACGGTTCTGAGAAGTCAACACTTCTCCAGCTTCTCCGTAACGCTCGCAACGTCGAAGGCCACACAGTATCTATCCCTGCATGTTCAGGCGAGTTGCGTTCAGCAATCTCAGCCGGTAGCAACGGTTCTGATGTCATCGAGACTGAGTTTGTAGGTCTCCTTGAGCCTATCTACGCTAAGTCTGTTCTCGCTCAGCTGGGCGTTCGCTTCTATCCTGGACTTCCACAGGGAAATATCCATGTTCCAATTATGGGCAAGGGTACTGTAGGTTGGGCAACCGAAATGGGCAATGCAGGTGATGGTGCTCAGTCAACTTCAAGTGTAGAGCTCACACCTCATCGTCTTACCGCTTACGTTGACATCTCGAAGCAGCTTCTCAATCAGGACACTATCGGCGTTGAAGAGGCTATTCGTCGAGACATCGTTAAGGCAGTTGCAGACAAGCTCGAAGCAACCATTTTCGGTGCAGAGGCTGGTTCAAGCAGCAAGCCAAAAGGAATGTTCTGGGACGCAAGCGCAACTCCGGCTGCCGTTCGCACACTTGAGGATGGTACAGACTTCGCTAAGGTCTGCAATATCGAGGCAGGTGTTGAGGAAGCAAACTATACTAACGTGAAGTATCTGCTTTCTACACGTTCAAAGGCTGACTTCCGCGCAATGGCTAAGTCAACAAAGAACACACAGCTCGTTTATGAGGGTGGCACTATCGACGGAACTCCAGCAATCGTTACCTCTAATGTCGGCATCGCAGGTGCTTATATCTATGGTGACTTCAGCAACCTCCTCGTAGGTTCTTGGGGCAACATCGATATCACCGTTGATGAGTACACACAGGCAACTAAGGGTTGCGTTCGTCTCGTTGTTAATGCTTACTTCGATGCTAAGGTAGCTCGTGAGAACGCATTCGCATACGCTCGTACTCGCGTTATCTCATAATTGAGATCTTTTATATCCTCCAGAGGGGAGGTCGTTCTATAACATGTCACCTCCCCTCTCAACCAATTTGACAATCCCATTAAATTTATTAATCTCTCATGGTAACTGTAACACTTCAAGAACTAATGGCTCAGACGAATGCCCTCCCAGAAGATGCAACACTTCTGGAACTCTATGCCGATGCAGCAGAGGAGCAGATAGAGGTTGACACCAATCGGCCTCTCGCAGAGCTCATTCCTAAAGGTGAAAGCAGTTACCCTAAGAAGATAAAGCTCGCAGTTCTTCTGCTTGTGGGACATTGGTACAGGAATAGAGAAGCATTCTCAACGGTTGAGATGAAGGAAGTACCTAAGACGTACAACACCCTCGTAGCCTCATTTCGAGACTTCGCAAAACCATATCGCACATGAATTGGAAGTCACCACAGACAGTTACGGCAGTAGGTTCGCTGATATGCGGATTCGTGCTGGTGTTTCTCGATTTCTTTCTAACCGAGACACACTTAATCCATGACTCAACTCTGTATGTATTGGGACAGAGCTTCCTCTATGCAGGCAGTATATTCGGTGTTAAGGGATATATTGATAATAAGTTGATAAATTACAGAAATAACTATCGCAAAAATGGCAATAGCAGCAGGAACACTCACGGAGAGGATCACCCTTCAGAAGACGGCTATAACGCGCAATAGTATAGGCGAAGAGATTGCAGGATGGACGGATATCATCACCGGACTTCCAGCAGCTGTCAGATGGCTGAAGGGGACAAGAGCTTTGACATTCGGCGATGTATGGAATCCTGCAAGCATCAGCATCACATGCAGATATTCCGAGACCTTCGAAGAGGCTGAGAGAATCCTATGGCATGGTAAGGTGTTCACTGTTCTTTCTGCTTTTGGCGACAGAGTGAATATGTCGATGACCATTACGGCAGAGCTATATAACGAGGGCAAGAATCCTGAAGATGAGCCAGAACCGACACCAACACCGACACCCGAACCTGAAGAACCTGTAGAACCAACATCAGAGGAGGATAGCGATGGAACAACCGATAACTACACAGGGGATGGAGGAGATTCTGAAGGCGATTGAGCAAGCAGACCCTAACGAGCATACAGCCGAAATCAATCAAGTGATATTCGACGGATTAGGGAAGATTCGCAGTTCAGTAGCCTCTGGAATCGAGCAAGTAATCCCATACCGGCAAGGAAAGGACTATCATCAGCATGGTGTTCTGAGAGGTCGCCAGTATGGACCTCTGAAGAATGATGTCAAACGTGCAGTCAGTAATGATGCAAGTGGTGGTTCAGTAAGCATCTATTCACCCAGTAGCGGTGACAACAGATGGTGTGTACTTCAATGGCTTAACGTGGGAACCCTGCAAAGAACCACAGGAGGCCGTACAAGAATCGGCAAGAACGGCCAAACAAAGTTCGTCAGCAATGGCGGTCAGCAAGGCAATCGAGGCAGTATTGAAGCTTTGAATTTCTTTTTGCCATTCGCGCAGAGAGGTGTAGGTGCAGCCGAGACCTATATAATGAATGAAACCATAAAGATTCTCACTAAACAATGACAAAGGAAGAAGCCATATACACAATTCTGTCGCAAAGCGAGCTGAATACTCAGGTGGGTGGAAGGATTTACCCATTAGTCGCACCCTACCAGACTGACAAATACCCATTCTGTGTGTATAGTCAGATGAGTAGAAGGGCTCAAGGCACGAAGGATGGTGATGAATGCAGTCTTATACTTGCTGTATCGATAGCAAGCAAGACCTATAAAGAGGCTCACGACCTTGCATTGTTGACACAAAAGATATTCTACGATAATGCTACAACCGCAATAGAAGAAACAGTTGGGTTTAGCAACTTCAAATTTGAATCTGAAACTGAGATGTACGACCTACAAACAAACACCTTTATGGTGAAGGTTGAAGTCTCTTATGAATATAATGCAATTAAATTATGGCAAACGGCAGCATCAGAATTGACGTAGATACCTCGGGAGCATCGAAGAACGTTCAAGATCTTGTCAACAAGATGAATACCCTCCCGAAACCTTTAGCGGAGGTTTCGGCTCAGCTCAACGACCTGATATCTGATGCTAAGGCTACAGGCAAATCTTTTACCTCTGCTTCAAAGGATAGTCAGGCATTAGCCGGAGCATTGGGTAAGGTAGCCACAGGCGCGAAGTCACCCCGTCAGGAACTTGCACAACTCAAGAATGCACTTGAAGAGAGTTCGGTTGCATACAGCCGTCTGTCAGATCAGGAGAAAGCAAGCGATTTCGGTAAGGCTCTGAAGAGGTCCATCGATGAGATTGCAGGTAAGGCGAAGGAACTCAAAGGCACTCTTGCAGAAGCAAATAAGAGTCTGTCAGAAAACAAGACTCAGGCAAAGGAGAGCGGTGGAGCCTTAGACTTCTTGGAGAAGAAGCTCGGAATGTCTATCACCTCATTCACCAAGTTTGCAAGCGTGGGTGGTGCAGTAGCCGGAGCTATGAAGGTTGCAAAGGATGCGTTCCTTCAGAATGAGTCAGGTATTGATGAATGGGGGCGAACCGTTGAGAGTGCCAAGGCAGCCTACAATGTCTTCCTTGACACTATCAACGGCGGAAACTGGAGCAACTTCTTCAATAATCTCGAAACAGCCATACAAGGAGCCCGTGATTTGTACGATGCGCTTGACGACCTCGGAAGTGCTAAGGCAGATAATAAAGCTGCCATCGCAATGGTACAGTCTGAGATTGCAAGGCTCAGAGTTCTGAAGCAGCAAGGCAAAGATGTTGACGCTCAACTCATGGCAGCCGAGACAAAGCTGAAAGGTTTGTTGATGCAACAGATTAATGCTGGCAAAGCTGCAGGTCGCGACCAAATCAAAGAGGCTATCCGAAATAGGTACATCACCCAGCAAGGCGGTGAGAACGGACTATCAGAGCATACCCTTGAAATGATAACCACAGCCATACTCAAGCGTGGTAAGAACTATTTCGATGAACAGCGAAGAGTGCGTGACAGGCTGTATGAGAAGGGACAGATAAACGTAGGCACTCCGACAATGTTTTCGAATGGTCAGGTATTCAACGCTGGAACTGTAAAGAAGTTCAGCATGAACGCCTTGAGCCGTCAGGAACAAGTTAACTATCGTATTGCAATGGCGGTTGTCGAAGGTGAGACCAAAGAGATTGCAGCAGGTGTTGATACATTCGCACAGTCAGTCAACGAAATGACTCAGCTCTCAAGGGAAGAGTTCAAAGTCAATCGCTATATCAACCAGAAGACAGGTGGCGGTGGTGGTGACAACACCAAGACAGAGCCAGTATTTGATGCAACTGCCAACACTCTGAAGGGGATGCGTGATAATGTCACCGTTCTGACAAAACAGCTCGACACTATGAAGGTTGGCACAGAAGCCTATAACAAGGTGCTCAAGGATAAGACAAACTGGGAAACCAAGTTGAAGGCTCAACAGCAATACAACGCCGATTTATCGACATTCTTTAGTGGAGCAAGAGCCAGGCCGGCAAAGATAGACAAAGGACCGAAAATCGACCTGTTCCATCAGATGAGTCCGGATGAGGAAAAAAAGTATTCCCAAGTTAAGCTCCCAAAGGAACTCACCAAGGCTCCCAAGAAGGAGAAGAAGGACAAGGGCGATGGAGAAGTGAAGATGATTGGCGAGATCTCCGACAACATCAGCGGTATGCTCAGCAGTCTTGAGGCAATAGGATTCGAAGTACCAGCAGAGATCAGACAGGTAGTTGATGGAATCAACACAGTATGTACTGTCGTTCAGACGATTCAGACTATAGTCATGATCATACAAGCCCTCGAAGCCCTTACTGCTGCAAAGCCATTGGCAAGTGGTGGTATCGTGCACGCTGCATCTGGTACGGTGATGGGTAAGAACTATATCGATCGTGTTCCTGCTACACTCTCTTCAGGTGAGATGGTGATGAATGAAGCTGACCAGTCGAGTCTCTGGCAAGCTATCAAGTCGGGCAATTTCGGAGGCGGTAACGCTCAGCCATACGTCAAGGCAGAAGACATCTGGCTCGGAATGAACAATATGTTCAAGCGCAAGGGCATGGGAAAAGTAGCATTCGTGAAATCATAATCAATAAAATATATTAACACTATGGCAAAAAAGACAGCAATGCGAGGTGGCGAACTGATGGTGTTCGTGGAAGGTACTTGCTACCCTCTCGCTACTCAATGTACTTTGACCGGCAATCTATCCATGCTTGATCCTCAGACCAAGGATGACTCAATTCATCAGGTTCCTGATGACGAGAGTAAGAAGTGGACGGTTCAGGGTGACAACCAGTCAGATGATGTGCTTGAGACATTCCGCATTCTTCTGGCTCTCGCCAAGGCTCACGAGCCTGTAGATATCGAGATAGGCAGACCAGCCAACGCCACCACAGAGGGAGTTCCAAATGGCGGTTGGACAGTACCGGTTAATAAGCTTTCAGGTTCTGCTTATGTTCAGTCGATTACATTCAACGCGCCTGTAGTGGGAAAAGCAACGCTCAACTTCCAACTCTCAGGCTGTTCAGATCTATCATAGGAGGAATTGAATTATGGCAGCAATAAAAGGTAAAAAAGTAATGCTCTTCCTCACAGGAAGCGCAATAGGCGATGGAGTAGTACCATTGTCAACAGGTTTGTCATTTAGCTATAACGTCTCAATGATAGATCCAGAGACAAAGGACGATGGAGAGTTCCAGGTTCCTGATCCGGACGGCGATACTTGGGAAGTAACCAACAACGCTCAGGGCGATGTGGCTCTTGACACAGCCAAGGCACTTGTAACCGACTACAACGCTATTACAAGAGTGAAGCTCACAATTGCAGAAGTAGGCAACTATGACAAGGAAGGTCTTGACCATGTATCAGGTGGTGCATGGATTTTCAATTCCGCTAAGGCCCACGTCGAGGGGTACGGTATCATCAGCAACCTCACAATAACAGGTGCTGTTGGCAGTCGTGCAACCGTAGATGCTACTTGGACCGGCAATAGCGATGTAACTATATCTGATCCGACATAAGCGTTAATGAGTTTTTTCATTTTTAGGGAAAAAGTGCAAAATAAATGTTTCCGTCTCATCCGTATTCGTGAGGATGCGGATGAGCAATAAAAAAGAAGAAATATGAAGATCAAGATTAAAGAGAAGGAATACGACATCCTGTTCACCTCGAGGATAGGTGCATACTATACTTACGAGGTAGAGTTCGGCACATCATTCGAAGACGATCTCCAGGTGATGTCATTCCGTAATGCCGTTGTAAGACTTGTCTGGGCTCTGATCAAGACCGACAACGAACTTGTCGATTGCACGTTCAGAGACCTGCTATCAGATGTAGATGATTCCCAATGGGAGGGAATCTTAACATATATCGCCAACCGCTTGAAGGCTACCACGCCGTCGGTACAGCCTGATGACAGCGATGAAAAAAACGTCTGAGCTTCCGTGAGCTCTATCAGAGACTGGTAGGTGAGGGTGGAATGTCACCTGAATACTTCCTACACCGTCTCACCCTCGCGGAAGCAATTGATTATATCAAAGGGCAGGACCGCCGACACAGGCAGTCATGGTGTCAGACACGACTCCTTGCCGGAATGGTTCATAAGCTGCTGACCGGTGAAGACTTCGAGTTGAAATTTGCATGGGAGGAAGAACCAGTGAAGACAGCAGAAGAAATGACCGAGGAAGAGAAGCAATGGGCAGAGATTAAGCGCAAGGCTGAAGAGTATAACAATCGTAAAAAGAGCAAGAATGGATGAAGTAATTGTTTGGTGGGGCGTAGATTTTGGACGTGGGATCCATTGGCAGATTCCGTTCAAGGCACTTGATGGCACAAGCTATCAGGTAAACATCTACGAGGAAGGCTACGACGGCAATGTGGTAGTCCTCAAGGGTGGTGCTCAGCCATTCGTTACCGAAGAGAGTGATGATACAGATGCCTTCCTGCCAATCCGTTCAAGTAGCGGATATATCAGCGTGATATGCGAGAATGCAGAACTCGTTAATCAGATCCTCCCTGTCAATGTTCATGACCGATATGTAGAGCTCTACAATGTAACCGCACAGAAGACAGTTTGGAACGGTTACATACTCCCATCTGAATTCTCAGGCGAATGGAATGTGACACCATACGAATTGCAGTTACCGGTAGCAAGTCCGATTGCTGCATGTCAGGATCTCAAGTATGAGGGATTTCTGAAGGTTGTATCAATCGGTGATGTTTTGGAGAAGATACTCTACGATCAGATGAAGGTTGCACCATCCTTTATCATGTCGGGCAAATTCTCAGCTCAGACTGCAAGCTTCCTCACAGCAGTATTCTCCGATATTCAGTTTGCAGAAGTCAATAACTCCCAAAATCCTCCGGCCTACGGTAGTGGTCAGGATGTAAAGTTTGGCGACGAATATACCACTATTGGCGATGTTCTTGATGCAATATGCAGACTGTATGGCTATGTGATTCACGAGACACCAGACGCTCTTTGGTTCTGTAGTTCGGATATGTCAACTGATTATTATCAGACCGAAATAGACTACAATCCTAACGATGACTATCTCCAGAGCGAGACCACAATAGTATTGTCTGATGTCGATATGCCGGAAATTGCAACATCTTATAATCAACGTTCACTTTTGCCGGGCAAATCTAAAATCAGAGTGTATTGCGAAGCTCAGGATATAGACGAATTATGGAATGGAAATTTCGATGAGCTAGAGCAGAATGATTCAAGCTACTATCAGAGCTGGAATACATTATACGGTAGCGACGAAGGTTTCCAGATGATGATAAGGAATAATTCCCTCGGCAAGCAATGCTTCCAATACAAATATTCCGACTACGAACAGGGACAAACATTAGTACCGGTCCAGGATTTCTCAATTTTCAAATCAAATCGGGATAATGATTCCTGTACATATTTCGGTGCTAACTTCCTGAGTTATTGCCGATGGAAGAAACCTGATTATATCTGGCCTGACGAATTTGAAAAATACAAGAACGGTTTGATGATATGTTTGCCTCCGCAAGATTTCCCACCTTACGCTGTATTGATTGCTCACATCTCTACTTTCCATTCTTATTCTGCTTTGAATTTTCTCAGGAACGGCTTGATGTTGGATTTCAAGGCTCAGGGCTCAAATGGGTGGGGAGCTTTGAATTTTAAAGATAAATACGATAAAAGAACTCTGTATTTCTCGATAAAATGGGGTGACAAGTATTATATTGCCGGCAACCCGTCAAGTGGCAGTAACCCCTCGAACGGACATTGGAGAACACCATCGCAAGATACTGCGAATAAATTCGATGTCATGGTAAGCAGCTACGATTCTGATAACAGTGAGGGGGTCAGTCAGGCATTCAAGATCAATCCTTCTCCTTTCGACCTCGATGATTTTTTTGTTCGAGCTGTCTGGGATATCCGCAAGGCTCGACAAATTCAACTGCACGAAGAAGAAGTTCGAGATATTAATGGTATAATAAGTATAGATATATATTCTATTAAAAATTACTCGGACAGCGAATATGTGCTTCTGACAGATATGTCGTTAAAGCATGTTCCATTCTCTTATGCTTCTCTTGGGGATCCTACTGACCATTATCTCTCCGATTTCCGCCGTCAGCTCTCAAATTCTAAGGCAGAGGAATATGAGTATGAGATGGTTCTCAATAACATGATGGCTGATTACTCACCATCGGGCGTGATTCCTCCTTCAACAGTTCAAGATACACCTGCTGATTATTTCGAGCAGACAATATTGGATCGCCTCTCAAATTGGTACGACAGAACCATTGAGCAGCTTACGGTGACAGTTGAGTATAGCAATCTCTCTCCAGGACAGAGGATAGAAGACGACAACTCTCTATATATAGTCGTTTCTCGTGCAGACAACTGGCGAGATTCTAATGTAACATTAACATTGCAGAAAATGTATGAGCCACAAGCAACGAATTAAAGGAAGGGAGGTAATGATATTCATGGGAAGCAGCCACGCCACTACTCAGGCAATAGGTGGCAGCGTCTCATGCGAAATCGAGATATCCTCCAGCTCAATAGAAGTATCGAGTCCTGATTCTTCTCAATGGCTCGACTACATAGCCGGAAGGAAGGGATGGAGGATGACACTCGGTAAGCTTCTGATCCTGCCAGATTTCTATGACGGTCAGATGGTAGGCACGAAGGTGACAGTACAGTTCGCTTATTCCTACAATCCCAAGGAAGGAATGGAGCCAAGCGAGCGATTTGCAGCCCATTACTACGAGGGTCAAGCACTTATCACACGATGGGGAATGTCGGCAAAGAACGGCGATTATGCTTCAGGCTCCTTCGAATTCCAAGGTTGCGGACCACTTACAGAGATAGATCTCCCGAACTTCACTCTCGATGAAGACGAGCTGAATGATCGGGATGTTGAACTTGAATAATTCACACGATTAAATTTTTAGACTATGGCAATTTCCAAGCAATTTATAGCACATACAGAGCTGAAGGCCGAGGATCTCAACGAGCTCATCAGCCAGACAAACGACTTCATTGTGCAGGAAGGAAATAAGAAGCCTGACATAATCGACATAATCAACTATCTGAGCGAGGGAGCTATATTGCCAGACAGCTCATATTATGTTCATGCAGGCAGACCAGTACTCTCGACATCCGGCGAGTACTACGATACGCGATGGATAGGGTTCTGCATGTCTCACTTCAATAGCTTGAACCATTCCATTGCACTCTACACAAGGAACGAAAATGACAGATATGTATTCTATTCGCAATTCAGAGCTGATGAAGCGAATACCTCGCTTGAACAACACGTTGCCCTCGTTTTCGGTGGATTGCCTGCTACCCCAACGACACCAGGCTTGATGTCGGCTGCGGATAAGAATATGTTTGATGATATGGTTACGGAGGTATTCCCGTTGACAGTAGCAGTTGCTTCAAGTAATGCTGGTACCTACGAGGTAGGGGACGCGCAACATTCGGTTACACCTCAGATAGTATTGTCGATTACTCGTAAGGGTGCAGATGTTTCTTCTTCTGCTCAAACAACGTCTTCGCAAGGTGAAGTTCAGCCCGACCACAAGACTATTATAGGTTCTGCGCTTACAAGTGGAACAACCACATTTCAGATTTCCGTTTCGCAAGGAGGTCAGACAGTCAATGCACCTAATCAGGTCTTCGATTTCATGAACTATATGTATTATGGCGAAGTATCAACCAAGCCAGCAAGTGCAACCGCAGTAGCTACATTATGTCAGAATGGCACGTTGAGCAAGCAACTCAGCAGAGCCACTACGAAGACAAGCACCAACCTCGCTGCTAACAAGTATTATGTGTTTGCTGTCAAAGGTAGTGTCAATCTCGTTTGCAGACACGCAGGAACAGATGCAGTCGTAACAGGTTGTACTACTGAAACTGCAACCATTCAGAGAGTTAATCAAAGCGGAAGCGACTCTTACTCTTATATCATTGTTGAGAAGTCTGCATCCGCATGGAGTTTCAAAATCACTAATTCATAATATCTATGGCAAAGTTAAAATTACCTTTTGAATTAGAGAAGCCAAGTAGTAACGAATATGTTACTCAGTCAAGTCAGATTGGACATAATGGTGAGCCGCTGGAACAATCTCTCGTTGCTTTGAAGAGTAACGAAGTGGTAATTGATTTATCTAATGGCAGACTTACCTACAAGAATCAAACTTTCCTTATCATAGGAATTGATGAATCTACAACGAATGTGGCTGTTATGGGCGAGGCTGTTATGGGCGAGGCTACTATGGGAGCAAAATAAGAAGTTTAACAATAAAAACAAAATATTATGGCAGACATTCAGCATCTTAATATGACAATGGTGGACGGTGAGACCGTCCTCAATCGTGATTTCTTCTTGGCTATACAAACGAAGATAAACGATATAATTGACGTTGTAAATAACGGAAGCGGAGGTGGAGGTGGTGAGCCTTCATATATAAATTTCGCGGACTCAAAAGTATTGCAAATCATTCTAAGTAATACCGATTGGAGTTCTGATGGCATTGGCTTGACACTCGAAGAGGCAGCTGGAGTTACTGCTCTGGGTAATATATTCTCTGCAACGAACATAGAAACCTTCAACGAGTTGCGCTTCTTCACAGGCATAACCGAGCTGAGTAATCAGGAGTTCATTAATTGTACTTCCTTACGAGAGATAACTTTGCCACCAAATGCAGTCACAATTAAAGCAGGTTCTTCTTCATCTTATCAGGGTGGAACAGGAGGTTGTTTCAGAGGCTGTACGGCTTTGACAACAGTCAATATGCCTAATATTCAAAGTATTGGAGGTTTCGCTTTTGATGGATGTACCTCACTATCTTATATCACTTTTGGCACAAGTCTTGGATATGTGGGTGGGCGAGCATTTAGGAATGTGGCAAACGTGCCTGATTTGCCTGAAGGTCTCACACGTTTGGATATATACGCCTGCTATGGTATTGGCAACTCTGCCATATCCTTGCCAAGCACAATCGAAACTATCAATAATAACGTATTCGGAGCTTGTTCACATTTGACTGCAATAACGGTTAAAGCCACAACACCACCTACGCTTGGGAATACTGTATTTGCGAGCGCTCTTGAACATATATATGTTCCGTCCGCATCCGTTGCTGCTTATAAAGCAGCTTCTGGTTGGTCTTCTTACGAAAGTCTGATTTCTGCAATTTCTTAAAAATGATTAAATTATGAACAGACCATATATTAAGGGAGGTACACTATACCTTCCGAGAATCGACAGCCCTACTTTAGACGATTATCAAAAAACACTTGAAAGCAGGACTACGCTAAAGACGATAAACAATATGTCACTTTTAGGAAGTGGTAATATTGTAATTAAAAGCGGCGGCGGTGCTTCATCTCCCGCAGTAGAGTCTATTGTCGGCAGTAATGGTCTTGTTAAGCACGTAGAGCATCTTAATGATGGTGAGAGCATCCAAATGGATGAATATCCTCAATCTAATAGACGTGGTGACGTTTTATCATTCCGTGCCGATATACCTAATGATAACAATTTCGTAGGGCTGAAAATTGCTCACGGAACGGGTTCTTACGGTATGTGGTTTGAGATTGATGGTACAAACCTCTATGTATGTACGAGTAGCGCAAGAACACCACACGCTCACGGACTGACGATTTCTGAATTTATCGAGGTGCATATCAACTTCAAGAATGATGCCAATCTCTTTGTTGTAATCAATACTCTTAATAGTTACTTCGAGTACACAGAAAGCTATGCGCTTAAAGTAATAAGCGGATTGATAGAGGTTGACAGTCTTGACTCAACGCTGACTAATTGCACATTCTCAGCCACAAATCCAAACTTCAAAAAGCAAGTATGGATATTCGGTGCATCGTTTGAGTCAGAAAGTTCAAATCGTTGGATATACTGGGCAAGAAGATGGGGGTACGACAACTTCTATCTTAACGCTTTCCCTGGCAGAAAATCTGACACTTGCTACGAGGATTTTCTAAGGGCTTTGAACTTTGGAACACCTCGCTATTTGTTTTGGACTATGTTTGGTAATGGTTCAACTGCAAGTCTGAAGTCACGTATTTCCGATGTGCGTACACTTGCTGCGACCTACGGCTTTGACGTAATAATAACTCTTAGACCGTCTTCTGTGTCGCAGACTGACCCATCAAAAGGAAATGACCGAAGGGATAAAACAAGGGTTATTGAAGATGAAATTGCGAGCGGGTGCAGATATGTAGATTATAGTTCGGCAGTCCTTGACCCTAATGGCGATGGATGGAGGGATTGGCGAACTGGGTATATCGACAATGACGATGGCGCACACCCTTCTCAATTAGGCGCAAGAGCTATTGCGTTGCAAATACTTGTAGATTTCCCCGAAATAACGCAGTATTAGTATGACACACATCGACAAGAACAGTCTCAAGCACGTCTCCGTATGCTTCCTATTGTCATTAGTGGGGGCATACGGAATGAGTGCTGCCATTGGTGCATCACTATGTAAGGAGTGGTACGACAAAAAATCCTACGGGCATTGGTGCTGGTTCGACCTTCTGTTTGACCTCTTAGGTTGTGCAAGTGGTATGGGAGTGCATTGGTGGATATTCCACAGCTGGAACTTTTAACTATATATAATAAGGTATGAAACTGGAACTGTATAGAAAATATTGTAAGCCTGGCTACTCGATAGGCTTGTTGTATATCAACGGCAAGTTCATTTGCAATACCCTCGAAGATACTGATCGAGGGTTGAAGTCTGGAATGAGTGAAGCTGCAATCGCAGCTGTGAAGGTGAAGGGCAAGACCGCCATTCCGACTGGCGTGTATAGTGTTCAGATCACATACTCTCCCAGGTTCAAGAAGGCGATGCCCATCCTCTGCAACGTGAGAGGGTTCTCGGGCATTCGCATCCATTCCGGCAATACGGCTGAAGATACTGAAGGCTGCATCCTCTGTGGCATGAATACCGAGGTAGGCAAGGTTACGAACTCGCGGTTCTGGACGGAGAAGGTATATGATTACATCCGGCAAGGAATAAAAAGAAAAGAAGGAGTCTCCATCTACATTTTCCGGTAACGTAATTTTTTTACATCATGGCATCTTTGACCGACGAAGAAATTCTGAAGCTCGCAGAAGAGCGATGCCTCAGAGACCTCGGAACTCTCTCCCCTGCTTATCTCAAGGGATATCTGAAGGGATGGAGAGACGAAGAGAAACATCATTAACACCTAAATTATTGCACTTATGACCGACAAACGAGAACGACACGCAGTTATTTGGATGATCATTTATCTGATATCCGCATGTGTGATAGCAGTTGCTTTCTGTAGCTGCAAGACAAAGATTGTGACCGTTGAGAAGGTGAGGATAGATACCACCTACATCACCAAGCTCCAACGTGATAGCATACACGTACACGATAGCATCTTTGTCAATCAATGGCAGAAGGGTGATACTGTC